ATGTTCTATCGGATGGAGAGGGGTCCTTTACCGCAGGTAAGCTCCGTCTATGTTCTGAGTCCCCCAGCCGGACCCGCCCCGACGACTTTCGTCGGGAACGACGGAGCGTGGAGGTTCTTGGTTCTCTTGCTTGCCTGTACAGCGTTGGCTGGTGGGACGCTTTTCGCCTGCTGGCGGCTTTTGGGAAAGGATCTGCTCCTTACCTTGAAGGCTCGCCGGAGCCGCACGGTGACGGAGTTAGGGTTCGGCCAGACGCCCCCCGGGCGTCAGGCTGGAGCAGGTTCTCAACCGGTGGGCCCGTTCGGCTAATAACAGGGGTAGTGTTTCTCACTTCTCTGCAGGATCCCGCCCTAATTGGAGCGCTGTCATGCCTTCTACCTCGGCGCCTCGCAGGCGTCGCCGGAACGATGATTGGGCGTGGGACTCGGCAACTCGCCGTCGTGTACGGCCAAGGACAGGTTATGTACCTAGAGGTCCTAGGAGGAACAAATTGCCTAGCCTGCAGGTGGATCAGGACGTATATGCCGCCGCCACGGCGATTGATGTTAATACGCACGGTGCTGATGTCAGCCTCCTGACGAACTTCCTCCGCGGGACCTCGGAAGATGCCCGGCACACCAACGAGACTATTCTGTACAAGCTCAGCCTGGACCTGTATATCATGGTGGATGATGTCCATCAGGTTTATTCAGGGAAGTCAGTTTGCTGCTGTTGGTTGGTGTACGATGCACAGCCTACCGGTGCTCTCCCGGATGGATCTTCGATCTTCAGCTACAACGCTGACCTGCTGTCTCAGCCTGCCGTCTGGAAGGTGGGCAGGGAGGTGTGTCATCGCTTTGTGGTGAAGCGTCGATGGGTCTTTACTCTAGAGACCAATGGGTGTAAGGCCGGTACGCTGTTTACAAATACAGCCGGTACTATGGGGATACCTCCGTGCAACCGTTCCATATACTTCCACAAGTTCTGCAAGCGTCTCGGCGTAAGAACTGAGTGGAAGAATAGCTCTGGGGGTACCATAGGTGACATTAAAACGGGTGCGTTTGTATCTTGTGTTTGCACCTGGCAACGCCATGGGCCATAAAGTTCAGGGTGTTGTAAGAAAGTACTTCAAGTCCGTGGGTAACCAGTAAAACGGTTACATGTAAAATAGTTTGTAATAAAACGGCAGTTTTATTCATTACAATACCAGTGGCTGCGCTGAGCAGCGATTTTGTACATAATATGGGGGGACAGGACAAAGCAGGCGGCTATAGGGCGCGCATGGGGTAGTCCTCAATAAACGCACCCAACTGAACTCTAGATACATTCCTCCGACGTCGATGAGACGTCGTCCTTTATGAAGGAATCCCCTTCATAGAGGTATACTACTACACAGTTGCGTTCGAAGTACGAACGCTGAGACGCAGTCATGGCGCGCATCCAGTCTTCGTCATCGTTAACGATGACTATTGAGGGGATACCCCCCTTTATTAGCTTCTTCTTTCCGTATTTTGGGTTGACAGTGAAGTCCTTCTGTCCGCCGATGAGCGCCTTCCAACAAGGACAGTACTTGAATGGGATGTCGTCTATCACGTTGTATTTGGCTTCCACGTCATATGACGTGAAGTCTACATTATTTTGCCAGTAGTTGTGTCGTCCCAGGCTTCGGGCCCATGTTGATTTGCCTGTCCTTGTTGGTCCACAGATGTAGAGGGAGAGGGGTCTTGCCTGTTCATAACGGTGTTATGAAGCCATTGAAGATCCTCCTGTGCGTTAGCATATGGGTGGAGCAACGAATATACCTCCGGAGTTATCTCGTAGATGTTGTCACGGACCCAATCATGTATATTTTCATGACAGTGAAAATAGGAGTCCGGAAACGGAGGTTGATAGACCGCCGGTGTGTCGAAGAGCTTGTTGGCAGCGTATTCCCAGTTCTGCAGCCTTGCGCAGAAGTCGTACGGGAATGCCTTCTTGACCCCGTTGAGGAACTCCTGCTTACTGGAGGACCCCGCGAGAATTGACGTCATTAAGACGTCCTTTCTATCTCTTCCGGGGTCGTTGGCCAGCTCCCTGGATCGTGATCCTCGTCGTTGATCGGCCTGGGGAGGTGAAGAGCTTGACGAAGCGCCTCCTCCAGCTGTATCCTCTCCAATGCCACACGCAGCATCTGCGCGTGTTCCGCGGGGCCGTAAGGAGCCGTAATTGAATGTTCCTGTTGGAGATTTGAGTATATACGACAGTACAGTCTGTGGACTTCTAGCACTCTGGATATTTGGATGAAAACCTTGTACATCAAAAAAACCAGGGCTATATGTGTGCACACGTTTGTCAGTTTGAGCAAGAGCATGAATATGGGGAGTCCCATCCTTATGAAGCTCGCTAGTAACAGTGATAAACATAACATGGTAAGGTGAGAGTAGGCTGAGTAGGAAGGAACCGATAAGTTCCGGAGCCAGGTTACACCTGGGATATGTGAGGAATATGTTTCTGGATTGAAACCTGAATCCTGATGGCCCTCCATGCTCAGTGTTGTTCATAGAGCGGAAGCTTCCAACACTTAGCCAAAATTTCCGCTCTCGAGTGTTTTATGTCTTACCTCCGTTTGCCCAAGTGCCCAAGGCGGGCCTTGGTGGGTTTATATAGCCCCCGGCTCTTAGGTGGGCTGGGCCGAAAGGGCGAACGGTAGCGACCGCGAGGGAGCGCCCATAATATTACCGTTCGCCCTTTTCGGCCGAGGGGACATTCGTGCGCTCTGAATGGCCCCGAGGCGTTTGCCTGTTCTGTCAGCTTTATCTTTAAGGAAAGGTGGCGCATTTTCGTGGTGATTGCTTGCTAAGCAAGCGTTAGTGGACTATAAAGGGAGGCTGGTGGATGAG